AGTGCGGTATTTGCGCAGGTTCTTGAAGATGTCCACGTGCTTGGCCAGAGTTTCCTTCGGCTTTTGCGTGACCTGGATCATCACGTTCTGGTAGTCCACGAACATGTCGTTCCATTCTTCGTCGGTGATCGGCACAGCACCGCGACGGGCAGGAGGAATCGAAACGATGTACTCCAGCGACAACTTGTCGTAGTCGATGAAGCTGGCGTTGACTTGCTTGGTCTTGTCGGAACCGAAACCGTCGATGGCAGCATCCAGGTGCGACTTGGCTTGATCGAAGACGATCGTGTTGATCGCATCCAGAACCATTTGCTTGAGCTGGTTCGGAGCTTCCTTGGGTTCCTTGCCTTCTTCGGCGACGGTCAGAGTGTCAGGCTGCGACAGAATCGCGATGACAGCAGCAGCCGTGGGAACTGGGATCGGAGCTTGCACGCTGGGTTGCTTGGGCAGCTTTTCGATTTCCTTGCCGGCTTCGTCACGCAGCGAGCGTTGCTTGAAGTTGAACTTCTTGGTGACGAACAGCGTTCCAGCGGGAGCGACAGGTGCGGGAGTGGAAACAGCGGCAACTTCAGCTTCGTTGGTTGCCAGGTTTTCTTGAGCTTCAGACATTTGAGAGTTCCTTTTGAGGAAAGTTACCGGACTTGTTACCGGCGGAAGTTTCGGCAGACCTTCTGCCTTGAAAGAGATTGCAGTATGCACGCTTGCTTTGCGCTTGTCAACCCCCCTCCTCATTCGTTTGCGAAGATCGGGAAATCTTTCGCTTGTTGAAGTTAATCAATCGCAGTTGTACGTTAGCACGATCAATCACAGTCTGCGCGTGATCCAGTGCGACAAGCAACTCTTCCAGAGAGTTAGCAATGTCAAGCAATGACTTGTCAAGATGTGAACAACAAGATTCCAGCCGGCGTGCTGTCTGCGTTGCAAGCTCAGCTCAACAACATCGAGAAGGGTTTGCTTACCACCGATCCGCAGCTGCCATCCTACCTCAAGGAAACTCACAGAACCTTGATCGCGTACCCGGAAACTGCGCACCTGCTGGAAGACTCCGAAATGCGTGCGGTGCTGGATGCGCAGCAGAAGTGGACCAACACAGAAATCGTCAAGGCTACGGCTGCCAAGAAGAAGAGCACCAAGGCCAAGGACTACGATCCTAACGAGCTGTGATGTTCAGTCAAGACCAAGTCCGGATTGGAGTGGATTACAAGATTCACTTTGCAGTCCGGGCTCTTTTGTTTGCGATGTCAAAGCATCGGCGCAGAGTAACTCCAGGTCAGTTTCCTACAGGCGGAGTGCAGATTATCTCTGTGATGGATGCGTGGCGTGGATTGTTCTGGCATCCGCCTGAATGGCAAGCTGTCGTAGATGCGAAACCCTACCGTGCCAGCGTGCTTCGTAGGATTCTTGCATTGTACGTGCAGCACGCAGATCGAGAGGTGCTGTACTGCACCAATGGTCACGGCATCACAGATCTGCTTGGATACTTCACAGTAGAAGAGCAGGAAAAGATTATCAACATTTTGGAAGCGCAGTGTAAGCTGCGGTTTGGAGTAACCAATCATGTGGGACACACTGGATCCTGACATGTCAGACAACCTGTCGGCATCGGAATTGCTGGACAAGTTGATGACTGAAACAATCGGTGGCGATGCTACTGACAACTACGAGCAGGGTATTTCCGCTGCTGCTGGAGTTGCTAAGGCAGACTACAACAAGTTGTATGCTTTCCGCAATGTGATCTCCTACTCCATGGAGGGAGTTCTCAATGACTGCCCAAAGAAGTTCGAGTTGTCGAAGTTGCAGGCTGCTTCTGCTGAAGGTCGCCGTCGTGTCAACAACGTGGACTTTGCATTCGGCCACTCTCTCGGTGCGGCTGTCGCTGTATTCGATAAAACTCAGGACATTCGCACAGCTTCGTGGGCTGCTTTTCTGGCGTGGGACATTGATCTGTTTGCCAAGTCTGAACCTAAAGGTGAGAATGGCTGGGATCCGAAGAAGAGTTTTCCGGATGTGATCTTCGCGCTGGAGAAGTATGCGACGTGGTACTACGAGAACATGCTGGATCAGTACGAAACTGTGGAAATCGAAGCCACAATTCTGGTGGATCTCCAGACTGAGGTGAAGGATGGGCTCGGTATCCAGCAACCTACTCAGTTCTACACTGGCCACATCGACGAGATCCTGCGCCACAAAGTTTCCCAGAACCTGCGAGTTAAGGAAAACAAAACAACTGGTGCACGTGTCATCCATCCTGCGATGTATGCAAACTCCAACCAAGCGCTGAGCTATTCGACAGTTGTGTCCCAGCATGGTTCCACGGAATACGATGTACTGTATGCAGTGTACTCCACCTCGGAACAACGCTGGTTGTCGTTTGATTTCACCAAGCACGAACTCGCCAAGGCAGAATGGCTGCATACGGAATTGATCCAAGCAGATCAGATCCAGGTGTACGCAGAGCGCAATCACTTTCCTAAGCGTGGTGATGCTTGCTTCAAGTTCAATCGTGAGTGTGAGTTCTTCGGAATCTGCAACATCAGTGCGCAGAAACAGTTCGGCACCGCGTTTGCCCAGCTGGAAGTTGCTGATGAAGCTGCACTGCAAGCTGTGGAAAAGTTCCAGTATGTGGTGACTCGCGAAGAGTTGGTCAAGTCTCTACGTGAGCGCACTCGCAAGGAGTAATTCGTGGATTTCATTACCAAGCATCCTGCTATTGCAGCCCTCATGGCAGCCGAAGTAATCGTTCTGTTGATCGTGCTTCGCGCTGCGTTCCGCAACTACCGGAGATCCAAATGAATCTCGATGAATTCGAAGACGAAGAAGTTGTCAAAGCCATCTTGTATGGTCCGCCAAAAGTGGGCAAGACTGCACTCGCAGCTGGTCTGGCAAAGTATGGCTACCGTCTGCACTGGTGTGATCTGGAGCACGGCCGCAAAACTCTGCGCAATCCGCAAATTCTGCCACCGCAGTTCCGCAAGAATGTTGACATCATCAACATTCCTGACCACCAGAACTTCTCGATCGCAATTCAAACCATGAAGGCTATCTTCAAGGATGCGTTGCCGAAGAAGATCTGCTTCGATCACGGGACAATCAACTGCGCCAAGTGCACTTCGAGCAAGGATGCACCACACTGGACTACGTTGGATCTGGCCAAGTTCACTCGGCGTGACATTCTGGTGATCGACTCGTTCACACAACTCGGCCAGTCTGCAATCAACAATGCAGTGCAAGCTGAGATCAAGAAGCAAGGCGAGAACTACAAGTTCGAGTGGGACGACTACCGAGTTCAAGGCTACGCGTTGGACAACATTGCTGGCAAGATTCAGGTGGCACCTATCAACGTGATCGTTATCAGTCACGAGACTGACACGGAACGCGCTGACGACAAGCCGGAGAAGCTGGCACCTACTGCTGGTACTCGCAACCATTCGAAGACTGTAGCGAAATACTTCGATGAAGTTGCGTACATGTACATCCAGAGTGGTAAGCACCGGATCGCCAACGAAACTACGTTCCGGGCTGGCGTGCAGACTGGCGGACGAACTGGCGTCAAGTTGGCGGAGCTGCCGGAAATGGATCTGCTACCGCTGTTCCGCCCGGAAACTTTCGAGATCCTGAAGGCCGGTAAGGTTCCAGTGATCGACTGGGAAAAGGAAGGATTGTGATCATGGTAGGCGCAGTTGATATGGCGAAGCCAGTGAAACATGCGATCTATATGTTCAGCTTCGGAACCTGGTACAAGATGGACACCAACAATGAGTGGCAGAAAATCTCAGCCCAAGAGATCCTGGATTTGGCCGGCGCTCCACAAACCTCAGCTGAAATGTGGAAGCTGGGGGCTGACAAACAACAGTAACCCTCGGAGTTCGCAGCGAGTAATCTGCGGACAAATCAACCTCAACTTAACTTTCTATTTGGAGAATTTACCATGGCTGATCTGTCGAAAAATGCAGCGTTTGATGACGTCGATGCACTCTTGAATGCAACGATGGAAGACATCGAAGGTTTGGCGCCGCTTGCCATTCCTCCGTCTGGCAACTACGTGCTCAAGGTCAAGATCGAACGCAAGGAGATCAACGAGAAAGACGCTCTCATGACCAGTTACGAAGTCGTTGAGATCGGCGAAGTGGACGATGCGGAAGAAGCATCCGAAGTCAAGGTGGGCCAGCAGTTCCAGAACGGCTTGTTCGTCAAGACCAAGGAAGGCAAAGTCAACCAGACTGGCATCGGCGCGTTCAAGACTTCGCTGGAACCTTTCGCTGCACACTTCTATCCGGAAGCTCCCGAGAAGGCGGGCATTGCTGACTTGATCGAGAAGACGCAGGAAGGTTTGCTCATCAATGCGACTGTCAAGCGTGTGCAACGCAAGGGCGGCGCCGACGATGAGTACAACTTCCGCCTGAAGAATGTGATCGTGCTGTAATCAGCTCGGTTCTTGGGGGAGACTTCGGTCTCCCTTTTTTCGTTTCAGATTTTTTTTTTAAATTTTTTGGAGAACTTCATGATCTATGACTTTAAGTT